TTCAAGAACTTCAACCCGCTCAAAAAACTCTTCTCTTGAAACGGTCACGACTTAAACGCACCTGGATGCTCGATTTCGTTAAGTTTCCTAAGATACAATTTGTGAGCATCTAATTCTTTTTGATGCGTCACCTTGGTATAAGCCATTGCATCTAGGTGCTCTCGGAGAACTTCAATATACTCTATTTCAGCCGCCCATTTTTCTGGGTCTTTTTCTTTGCTGAATTTTGCCTTTAGAAGAATGCTTTCAATTGCCATTGCCCCACCCCAGTGCGGATTCGGCGCTGGCAAACAATTCTTCTGGCGCCCCGTTGTTTTCAAGAACAATGTCAAACCCGTCATATGCGGTTTCGCTAATATGGCCATTGATTGGCTCATAGCCATCTCGCTTGACTCGGATAATAACCCCGCCTCTGTCTTGAATTGCTTTGGCTTCATTCGGAAAACGAACATCGGGAATTACCAGTTTGGCCAAATGCGGGCGTTCAAAAACGGTGCGGCTCCAAATGTCATCAGCAATGTGCTTGCGCCCCGCTTCGGTTCCAAGGCGCTGAAGGAGTTCCCGGATTTCTGGGTATTCCGATTTAGCGCCCTCCCAGCCAATTGCGTCAACAACACTTTGGACTCTTGTAACTTCACGGAAACGGTCTTCGTAAACAAGCGCCACAATTGGGTTTGTCTCGTAAAGCATACCACGGAGGGTGTCTGCAAAAGCAACGCGTTCAAACCCATGGTTTGCTACAAAGTGACCAGCCAAAAGGTCTTTGCCACTTTGAGCAAAACCGGCAATGCCAATAATCTTTTCCTGCTCAAAATAACTGCTGGCAACGTCAACTCGGTACATTGGCAAACCAAGCCGACTGGCAAAATCACGCTCAAGTCGGGCGCCCCTGGATTTTTCCCAACCGGGCATAAACGCAATGGCATCGCAGTCAAGGATTGCTCTGTAATCTCTTTTCATGGCGTCTTTGAAGTGTTGCTCGGTAAACTCTTCCGTTGCAATTTTGGGGTCAAAGCCAACGTTTTTATCCAACTCTGCTGGGTTTATAACATCCCAACCCAAAGAGCGCATGTAATCAGAGTTTGCATAAAATGCAGGAAAGTTCCACTCTTTGTACCCGGACATGGGCCCTGCGCAGTAAATCGTTTCCTTCATTTTTCTCCTTGTTCAAAGTGCCCCCGGAGGGATTCGAACCCCCAACCTTCACATTACAAAAGTGCTGCGCTACCGTTACGCCACAGGGGCAAATGCTGGTCAGGTGGGAGTCGAACCCACACTGGACTGGATAGAAGCCAGTTGCACTATCCATTATGCTACTGACCAATTTGCTGGCCTGGAAGGACTCGAACCTTCAACCTAGAAATTAACAGTTTCCCGCGCTGCCATTGCGCCACAGGCCAAGGCCACAGGGCATGAAATGTTGTTTAGCGCACTTCATGCCCCGCAAATCCCTTAACGCAAATTACGCTTTGATGCGGTAGAAACTCGCTTGGCTACGGTCTTTGCAGGCGCAGGCGTTACAGGGGCAGGCTCGGGAGCCGGCGCGGGGACGAGGGCGGAAAGTGACAACTCTACCTTTTGCACCTCAAGCAAAACGTTGTCAAATTCTGTTTCAATGTGGGCAATAAAAGCCTGGAACTTGGCGTTGTCCTTCTTTGCAGCCTTAACAGCATAGGCGACAAAACCCACGGCGCTAGCAGCCCAAGAAGTACCAACGGCAGTAAAAATGTTAGCGGTTGCTGACATGGTTTTCCTTCCGGTAGGAATGCCCACGTTTGTGAGCACTTACATTGTACCACACTGTAATTGCGGCTGTCAAGCCTTTGGCCATGTCAAATTTTGAGCATTATATTTATATATATATATTAATATATATACCCCTCCTCACTGGTGAGGACCCCAAAGTTTCAAGGGTTTTGGGAAATGCTTGACACAAAACCCTTGAAATGATAGGGTTTTTGCATATGAAAAAAGCATCTCAAAACAAGTATGTCATTCTTGCGCATATCAATCAACCCGAGTTGACATACCACAATGTTTTTGTCCCGGACCTTGTTCCCCTTCTGGTAAATTTTGACCAAAACGAAAACGTCGGGGCCGCGCGTTTGAAGCAAAAAGGCGAAAGAATTTATGCAATTCTTGAAATGACAGAAGAAATTAGCGCATACGGCAATTCGCCCTCTGTGGCGCTTGGCCTTAAAAACGCAACACAAGTGATTCGCAATGGGACCGCGTATGTTGAAAATGGTGTGGTATCATGTGCTTCACTGGTCAGCAACAAAGCGTGGTCAGAAATCTACGGAGAGCAGGAGGAAGAAAATGTCGGTTTGGATTGATTGCATTTTTGGGTACGTCACCGTTTCGGTTTTTTTCCTTGTGCGCATTTGTTACATTACGCAACGAACGTTGCAGGAGTGGAAAGAACAAGAATTCCACGTTCAATTTTACACTTTGATTCTAAAGATTCTTCGAGACTCTTTTTCGTGGCCAATTTACATTATTTGGTTTGGTCTTAAAAACGTCATTGGTGAACTCAAGTGATTTCGGTCGGCCCTAGCCTTTTCGGCAGCCATTCCGCGCGTGGTTCGGTAATTGCCGAATGCCCTAAATGCGGCATCCGATGCGAAGACGATTCGATTGTTATTACCATTAGCACCGTTTACGGTCGTCAGGGTGAAGTTGTTGATGAAACCCGAAGTATGCGTTCAACAATTAAAACCGTCTACACCTCCGACGGAAAAGAAGAATGGCTTAAGCGGCTTTGCCTTGTCTGTGAGTATTCATGGGTTGATGAAACGCTGGAAAACACATTGGCTCAACTATGAGCAAAGCACGCGCCAAAGGGACTTCGTTTGAAAGCGAAATTGTAAAAATCCTTAACGAAGACGGTTTTCCTGAGGCGCACCGCCCCGGTCCTATTAACTGGGAATTCGGAGACATTGATGGAATCCCAATTGTTCTTGAAGCAAAAAACCAACAAACAATGGCGTTGGCTGCTTGGATGAAACAAGCCGAAATTGCTTCAGAAAAAGCCGGCAAACCGTTTGTGGTAGTACACAAGCGTCGAGGCAAAAATGCCCGCAAAGCGTATGCCACCCAAGACTTTGATTCCTGGCTTGTACTTTTGAGAGCCTACGATTATTGCGTTAAAAATCAGGTTGACCTAAATCCTTGACTTTGTAAATTTTTTGTTGTAACTTTACATTAGAGTGGGTGCTTTTGTCGCCCCCTCGCTATAGCCGGAGGAACCAATGGCAAAGAAACTAAATCGTCGTTCTCAGCAGCGCCTTAAGCGGATGACCGATTCTCTTGAAGCCATTGGGCGTTTTACCAACAAGATTTCTGCCGTTGAACTTGAGAATCTTGTGCGCCGAGATGAAATTGGCCTTGACACTTATGCCGTTTCCAACACGGGAACCAGTATTGCCGCATCCAATCGTGGCTCTTCTTCGGAGTTGACCCCGACCGAACGCGCGGCAGAAGCGAGCATGAGAAGCAAGAAGCCCAAAGACACCGTGCGTGAAGAAGTTCGTAAAATCGAGCGAAAGATTATTCAATCGGAAGAAAACCTGCGCCAAATTCTTGAAAGCATTAATTTTCTTAAAGAAGGCGTTGAAAAAAAGCGCAAGCGTCAAGCAAGCGAACCTTGCGAGATTTGCACGATTCTCCCTGCCGTTAAAACCGCTATGTGTTCTGATTGCTACGTCCAATGGGTCGATGCAGGAGCGCCGGACCGTTTTCGCTGGCGTGCTTATATGCATCAATTGACCTCATCCGATGGTCAGGTTTTGGTGACGGAAGCACCCCCCGCGCGCCGCCCAATTTTAAATACTTGACATTTCAGAAAAACGTGGTAAATTATGAACAAGAATCGGCCTCACTCTGCCCCGAGCAATGAGGAACTTTTTTACCTCGGTTTTGAACCCTGGCAAGTATCCATTCTTCGGAAACTGCCGATAGCCCTCCAATGGGAGGCTCACGATGAATTTATTCGTCGTCTTATGTCCAACGATGACGTGGACAACTTAAGGTTCTAGGTAATTATGGAAAACGACAACTCAGAAGCCCGTTCTATTATTGATAGCCTTGGCTACCTTGTAGGTGAGGGCGAAATCGAAGCGCGCAAAATTATGGGCGACACACAATACGAAGAAACCCTGGGTTTGATTCGTATGAATAATGCTCTAAGCATTTCTCAAGCCGCCGTCCACATTGAACTTGTAAAGGCTTCTTGTTTTGTCCGCTCTACATTAGGTGTAGCCATTTTGACAAGCAGCGCTCTTGCTGTTGCATGGTCATTTGTACTTTGGTTTAGGTAATGTCTTCCTTTAGCAAGTTTATTTCGGATTCGGTCAAACCGCCTGAAGTTAACGTGTTTGAGATTCTTGGCTACGTTCCCACAGAGCGCCAACAGGTTTTTCACGCTGCTTCTGCCGAACGAGTTGACGCTATTTTGTATGGTGGAGCCGCCGGTGGTGGCAAAACCGCCGCCTTTTTGATGGATGCGCTTTATAACGCCGCCAACCACCCTGGTATGAAAATCGGTTGTTTCCGGCGTTCGTACCCAGAGTTGGAAGAATCATTCTTGGCTCAATTGGCCAAATGGAACTATGGTCGTGACCTTGGTGCCAAGTGGAACTCAACCAACAAGGTTTTAAAGTTCGCTAACGGTTCTATTATCAACTTTACATACGCCGAAAACCTTGTAGACGCCTCCCGAATTCTTGGTGGTGAATACCAAGCGTTTTACATTGACGAAGCCTCACAAATGCTTCCCGCGGTTATTCAGCACATTGAAGAGCGTCTTCGTTCCGGCAGCCGCTTGGTCCCAGTTATCGGCCTTCGTTTGGCAACGAACCCTGGCGGAATTGGCCACAAGTACCTCAAAGACCGTTTCATCAATCCCACTAAGCGTGGGAAGGTGCGGTACGAAGAAAAAATTGGCGACAACAACCGCACTAGAAGCGTTGCTTTTATTCAAGCCAAAGTTACCGACAACCCTCACGTCAATGAAGGGTATCACGCAGTTCTTGACTCTATTCCTGACCCGCGCCGCCGCGCCGCCATGCGAGATGGCGATTGGGACGCAATGGTTGGACAGTTCTTTGAACAGTGGCAATACTCAAAGCACGTTGTTCGTTCTTTTGACCTTCCCAAAGAATGGCCTCGATACGCAGGAATTGACTATGGATTCAAGGACCCTTTTGCGGTCGTGTGGGTCGCAATGGACAATGACGGTCGTATGTGGGTGTATAGGGAAATTTGTACGTCTGGTTACAACTCGGACGAACAAGCCAAACTAATTATTGAAACCGAACGCGGCGCTGGCGAAAACGAAGTTATTCGTGTTGCCGACCCTTCAATGTGGGGAAGCCGCGGAACCCCGCTTTCAATTGCAGACGATTACGGCATCAATGGTTGTGGCATTATGCCCGCCAACAACGACCGTATAAATGGTTGGGCCCGAGTCCACCAATACCTCAATGATGCGCCCGCTTGCGAGTTGCACCGTTTAGAGGGAAAAACCAAATGCCCGATGCTTCATGTTTTTGAAGACAAATGCCCAATGTTTATTGAGCAGATTCCGGCATTGCCTAGAAGCGCCGCAAAACCGGATGACTCTGAAACGCGCAACGTTGACGACCACATCCCCGATGCTTTGCGCTATGTTTGCATGTATGCAGGCGTTTACGCTCGGCCCGTTATTTATAATGATTCAGCAATGCCCAAGGCGGGTGTTCCTGATACAATGGTTATCGTAAAAGAAGACGATGCCCCTCCACTAAGGCAGCCAAACTTTGGTGGTCTATTTGTTGGAGACTTTGGGCTTAGTCCCTTTTAAAGAAAGATAACCAGATGGCTATTACATCTTTTAGAAGGGGTCTCGAAGAGGCCGCAAGCACCTTCGACGAAATCCTAGAGGCGCGGCCCAAAAGCCTGCCAAAGCGCGCCGGTTATGCAACGGGCGTGCCTGTTGGCGGCTCAACAGAGGTTAACCCCGGTGAAAACGTAACCGCTGGAACCCTTGACCGTGCAACGTTTATGCAGCAGTTGTTGCAAGCGTACCTTGCTTGCCCTTGGTCTTCAGCGGCTATTGACACAATTGCGCGCACCGCTACCGCAGGTGGACTTGAAGTTACTTACGATGGCGGCATGACCGGTCCCACAAAAACCCCTAAGGCGCCTGAAGAGGTTTCAAAGGTTCAGCAACTTTTGAAGTATGTTAACCCCACGGACGACATTCGACAGTTGATGCGCCAGGTTATTACAGACCTTATGATTTTTGGCGACTCATTCACTGAAGTCGTTTGGGTTATGGGCGAGCCGGTGGCTCTTTACCCGCTTGACCCAACCTCAATGAGCGTTCTTGCCGATGAGCACGGTGTTATTAAGGGCTACTACCAAAAGACGCCGACCAACCGTGAAGCGCGTTTTCGGCCTAATGAAATCATTCACGTTAAGTTTGACTCCCCCGGAGCGACGCTGTATGGTGTTTCCCCGACTCAAAAGAACATTCTTCCTATTACCTCGTGGCTGTTTACTGCCGCTCTTGTCAAAGAGACAATGAAGCGCGGAGACCCCCTGCGAGCACACGTTGACTGGCCAATTGCTTTGCCTGAAGCGGAAATGAAGAAACTTCAGCAACAATACGCTATTCGTAATCTTGGTGCTAGAAACATTGGTAACTTGTTTGAAACCAAGGGTGGCGCGGTCGTCACCGAAATGGGTTCAAACCAAATTAACAATTGGCTTAACACCTTGCAACAGCGCCGTGACGAGATTTTATCTGGATACGGCGTCCCTCCATCCAAGGTCGGCGTTATTGAAGCCGGTAACCTTGGCGGTGGAACGGGAACCCAACAGGACAAGACTTTCCGTGTTAACACGGTTGGCCCTATTCAGGAACTTGTCCTTGAAAAGTTTTCGTTTTCTCTTCTTTATCTTGCCTACGGCATTACCGACTGGACTCTTAAGTTTGGCGTTGTTGACTGGCGAGACGACGAAGTTATTGAGTTGATTCGCGACCAGAGAATTCGTAACGGTACGTGGACCCTCAACAAGGCTCGCTCTGACATTGGCGAACCCCCCGTCAAGGGCGGCGACGACGCTGTTCTTATTGACCGGCAAAACATGGTTCTTTGGTCTGACCTTAGCGACCTGTCAGCCGCCAACCTTTTGGTTGTGCAAAACCAGGGCGGCACGATGAACATGCCACAACTGCCAAACACTAATCCAGGGGCACCCAAAGGCGCGGGCGCAAAGAAGCCACAGTCTGCCGCGAGCCCTTCGTCGGGAAAGCCAAAGACAAGCCAAGCGCCTGCTTCTGTAGCAACGCCCAAGGCTCCATCTGGCACGGAAACGCTTTACGCCCCCTACCTGCAAGAGGATGATGAAGATGGCAATTAATCAACAACCCGAGCAAATTAACGGTGTTGTTTTTTACAGCGAAGGACAGCCTGTTTACCCCTTCTTGGGTCTTACCGCCGCCAAGGCGGCAGCACTGGTGCCAAAAGAAGTAGGCTAATATGGCTACTTCACCAACACCACAGGTTTACCATGCTGGCTATATGGGTCAAGCGGGTGCGTTTGCCACCCATTATCGATACCCGGCCGGCAGCCAAACGTATGCTCAAATAACGGCTGAGCGGAATAACCTTATTGCAGCCCGAGCGGCCAAGGGCTATTACCACAAAACTTCAGCCGCAAAGTCAAATGCGCTTAACTATCAAAGCGCCAAATATCGTGGGAACAAAACCCGAGACCGCGTATATGCCGAATTGTATCTTGCTTCCATTAAGCAACATGCAATAGGTGTTCGATGGATTGGGTATCACCAAAAAGTGACCCTCAAAAAACCGAGCATTAGCGGTAAGGTTAAAAAATTCCACGGAGAACTTGCCCCCGGTCGTTTTCTTGAACGAACCGCATGGGGCACAGCG